CAAATGATTTACTGATATATCTGTCCATAAATAATCTTTCATTTCTTTAGGACTATTTACTTCTGGAATATCATTAAAAGTAAAACTACAACCACTTTGATTTGTTAATGTTATTTTCATATATTTCCCTTTGTTGTCTTTGTTTATAGTTTCTTATGATTGTCTTTGCCATAACTCCATTGGCACTCATAAGATTTAAGAAAGTTAGTCTAGCTAACTCCCTTAAATTTTGTTGTTGTTGTAGTTGTTTATTCATTTTTATTTATTGTAATAGTTTCTAATATTTCTTTAGCCATATCTACTTTAGCCAATAAATAATGGTCATGATAATCTTCACATTTATCAATACTATCTATTTCAGTATTATCTAGATGTTCTTCACATATTTGTTCTATTTTTTCTATTAGTTTATTTTTCATTTTGTTTTCCCTTCTATTTTTTTAAAATATTATAGCTCCAAGAATAAACCCTACTAAAAATATGATCCATTCAGGTCTATATTGTAGCTCTAATTGTTGCCATTCGTGTTTAGTTTTTCCAAAAATAATCATTGTTGTACCTCCTGGAACTCTTTTACTGTTTGATTTATTTCTTTTCTACTCATACCTATTTTTTGCATTAAGACTTTAGCATATGAATAATTTTTTTCTAATAAAAATTTTTCAATATCTCTAACCCATAAGTCAGTTAATGCTTTTTCTATGATCTTTATTGGTTTAGTTTTCATATCGCACCCCCCTTCAATTCAATTATTAATTGTTCTATTTGTGGTCCATGTTTTAAACCTAGATATATTATATAAAACATAGCCAGGAATAAAACATAATCCAAAAAGTTTAATATATTTTTAATCATTATCTATCCCTTTTTATTTTTGTTAGAGCTTTTGTTTTATTCTTTGCAAAAAATAACATATGCCAAACTGCTATATCATATGGTTTTTCTGCTGTTTTACAAAAGTTAAAAGATAAATCATCATCTTCATAATGTTTTTTTGTTCTAGCATTTTTTGAAAGAACAAATGTTTCATGGTGAAGATCACCTATAGCATTACCATTAAAAACAATTTCATCATTATTTTTTGTTTCATCAATAATAATACCTTGACAAACATCTTTTATATAGTCGTACTCTTCTTTTACTTTCTTCCACTCTTGATCTGTGAAAGATTTGTTTTGATACCAGTAGTTAGTATATCCCATTGTTTCCTCTTTCTGTTGTTTATCCAATTTGTATATTATAATATGTATATGAATTATATAAGACAGATTGACGCATGATAGTTTAGAATAATTCTAATGTAATTTAATTAAAAATAATACTTGTATGTAATTATATAATATGTATAGATTAGAAAACAAATAAACAAAGAGGTATAAAATGAGTAAAGGTGAAATGTTAATTAGTATGGTAGCTGGTGAAACTTGTATTAATCCAGGTTTATTAATGGAAGATAAAAAGTTTGTAGATCAAGCCAAAAAACTAATAAAAGATAAATTAGAGTTTATAGTTATAAAAGATAAACTTGTTAAATGGTGTAATAATAATTATTAAATAAATAATAAACAATTAAACCCCTGATGATTAATTTTATTGGGGGTTTTTTTTTGTGAAATCCTGGAATAAAGGATCTGGAAATATAATTGTTATTAAAGTTGCTATTCTTTTATTGACCGCAGCTGCGTTCCCTTCCCATAAAATTTCGGTCAACAATACTGACCAATCTATTTCCGATAATTAATAGTTATTGGAATAGCTATTGATAATCATAAGTTATCGTTAGTAATATTGTAGAGTTTAACCTACTTTTTTGATTTGCACATAGGGGGTATACCCCACAGAACGACCGCAGTTTATTATATATATATACATGGGACTCGAGGACTCCCTTACACACAGTCAGCTAGATCGCTGGACTCCCTTATCCACACACACATTCGCTTATTGCCAGACCACCAATAATAAACTAGATGTAGTATATGGACTACTTTGGATTAGACGATATAGAATCAGTTGCTTATGTTGATAAAGATAACAATGATGTTATTATAAAGTTTGTTGGTTTTCCTAATGAACTAGCTTCAACACTTTTTATTAACTATGTTATGTTATGTGTTGGCTTTGACTTTGAACCTACAGAGAGTATGCCTAGTACAAAGATACACTAAATATGCTTTTCTACGAAAACAAATAAATATGGACATCAAAATACCATACACCCCAAGAAAGCATCAAGCTCACTTGCACAAACAAATAGATAAACACAGATGGAATGTATTAGTTTGTCATAGAAGGTTTGGCAAAACAGTATGTATGATCAACCACCTAATTAGGTCAGCATTGCTGTCCAAACTCAAGAACCCTAGATTTGCTTATATTGCACCCACCTTCAAACAAGCGAAAAGTATTGCTTGGGATTATATGAAACAATTTACAGCAAAAATACCTTATACAAAATTTAACGAAACAGAACTAAGAGTAGATCTACCCAATGGCAGCAGAATAACTTTACTAGGTTCAGAAAACTCTGATGGCTTAAGAGGTATATACCTTGATGGTTGTGTGATTGATGAGTACGCAAATGTAAACAGTAGGTTGTTTCCAGAAATAATTAGACCAGCATTATCAGATCGTAAAGGCTACTGTGTCTTTATTGGTACACCTATGGGAATGAACAATAACTTTTATGAACTATACCAACACGCACAAGGTGCGGAAGATTGGTTCAACTACAAGGCAAAAGCTAGTGAGACAAAGATTGTAGATGAAGAAGAGCTAGTCAAGGCAAAAGAAGTAATGGGTGATAAGAAGTTCCAGCAAGAGTTTGAATGTGATTGGATTGCAAACATAGAAGGTGCAGTATATTCAGATGTACTTGGTAAGATGGAAGATCAAAAACAATTAACTAGAGTTCCCTACGACCCATCACTCCCAGTATCTACCGCATGGGATCTTGGGGTCTCCGACCATAGTGCTATTATATTTTACCAGCAGTTAGGCAAGAGTGTTAATATAATAGATTATCATGAAGAGAGAGGTCAAGGTTTACCATACTATGTACAAGTAATTAAGGATAAAGATTATGTTTACAAAGATCATTTTGCACCACATGACATTGAAGTTACCGACTTTGGTAATGGCAAGACCAGGAGAGAGGTCGCCTACCAATTAGGAATTAGGTTCAAGGTCGTACCAAAAATTCCACTAGAGGATGGTATACACGCAACCACCATGACCCTGCCTAGATGTTGGATTGATACTGACCATTGCAAAAAGTTAATAGATGCGTTAAGACATTACCACAGGAAGTACATTGACAAAAATAGAATGTTCAGATCGAAACCTGTACATGATTGGAGTTCACACGCTTGTGATGCAATGCGTTACCTAGCAGTTGGACTACAGGAAATTAATGATAGACAAACTGCTCCACAAAGTGTAGCAGATAATGAGTACAGGATTATATAATTATGGGATTTCTAAAACCAAGTATGCCACCGCTGCCACCAGTTCAACCTTTGCCAGAACCGCCTTCGGCAGAACTCTCGCAAGAGGAAAAAGATAGGATTGCAGCAGAACAGGCAGAAGTAGAAAGAAAAAGAAGAGGTCGTAAGTCTACAATTTTAACTGGACCATTAGGGGTTGAGCAAGAAGCAGAAACAGAAAAGAAAACTTTATTAGGATCATAATGAGCAGATTTGAAAAAATAATTAATAAAGCAATTAAAGATCCAAAAAATATTTTATTTACTAAATATAAAGTTTCTCCAAAAAATGTACAGTTAATAAAAGAAGCTTCTGACATTAAAAAAAAATATGGAAGAAATACCACAAGAGCTACAGCAATTAAAAAAGGATATAAAAGAAAAAAATTTGTATCAACCAATAATAATTATAAAAGTTTATTAGGATCATAATGTTAGAAAAAATTAAAAAGATATTTAAAAAAAAACCAAAAGTAAAAGCAAAAGCAAAACCTAAAAAAGTAGAAGAGGTTTTAGTATTAGCAGAAGATAAAACTTTTGAAAACGAAGTTAAAAAACCAGAAGTTAAATCTGAAACAAAAGAAACAAAATCAGAAACAACTTCATCATTAACCTTTGGAAAATAATATGGGATCAGTATTTAGACCATCACCGCCACCAACTCCACCTGCTCCAACTCCAACTGCACCAGAAGTATCACAGGCAACAGCAACAAGTATGGATGGTTATGATGCAAGAAAGACTAAAGCAAGAGGTAGATCAACAACAATTATGACAAGCTCTAAAGGTGTACAAGATGAAACATTAACATTAGGTAAGAAAAGTTTATTAGGATCATAATGGCAAGAACAGATTTAACTAAAGGATTACTATCTAGGTACGAAAAACTAGAAGGTCAAAGACAAAACTGGGAAACGCATTGGCAAGAAGTTGCAGATTATATGCAACCAAGAAAAGCAGATGTTACCAAACAAAGAGCTAGAGGTGATAAAAGAATGGAACAAGTCTTTGACTCATCACCTATACAAGCAGTAGAATTATTATCAGCATCATTACATGGCATGATGACTAATCCATCTACACCTTGGTTTACTTTAAGATTCAAAGATGAAGATATTGATAATGAAGATGAAGCAAAAATTTGGTTAGAGTCTGCAACTGAAGTAATGTACACAGCATTTAATAGATCAAACTTTCAACAAGAAATATTTGAATTGTATCATGACCTAATTACATTTGGTACTGCTGCAATGTTTATCGAAGAAGATGATGAAGATATTATTAAATTTTCAACAAGACATATCAACGAAGTATTTATTGCAGAGAATGACAAAGGTAGAATAGATACTATCTATAGAAGATTTAATATATCAGCTAGAGCTGCAATGCAAAAGTTTGGTGAAGCAGTATCTAGTGATGTACAATCTGCATTTAAAAAAGATCCTTACAAGGAAGTAGAAATATTACACGCAGTTTATCCAAGATCAGATTTTAATCCTAACAAAAAAGATAAAAAGAATATGCCATTTGAATCTGTGTATATTGAATTTAAAAATGGTAATGAATTATCTGTATCTGGATTTAGAGAGTTTCCATTTGTAGTACCAAGATATTTAAAAGCATCTAATGAAATCTATGGAAGATCACCTGCAATGACAGCATTGCCTGATGTTAAGATGTTAAATGAAATGTGTAAGACTACAATTAAAGCTGCACAGAAACAAGTTGACCCACCACTATTAGTTCCTGATGATGGTTTCTTATTACCAGTTAGAACTGTACCAGGTGGATTAAATTTTTATAGATCAGGTACAAGAGATAGAATTGAACCTTTAAACATTGGTGCAAACAATCCACTAGGTTTAAATATGGAAGAGCAAAGAAGAGATGCAATTAGAGCTGTGTTCTATGTTAATCAACTTCAATTACAACAAGGTCCACAAATGACCGCAACAGAAGTTATCCAAAGAAACGAAGAGAAGATGAGATTGCTAGGACCTGTATTAGGTAGACTACAATCAGAATTATTAAAACCATTAATTGATAGAGTGTTTGCAATACTACTCAGAAACAATATGTTACCACAAGCTCCAGAGTTTTTATCAGGTAGAGATATAGAAATAGAATATGTTTCACCTCTTGCTAAAGCACAAAAATCTACAGAGCTACAATCTATTATGAGAGCAATAGAAATATTAGGTTCACTTGCAAATGTAGCACCAGTATTTGATTATGTTAATTTTGATAATTTAGTTAAACACTTGGCAGACATAGTTGGTATGCCACAAAAATTATTAAAA